CCTTTACCACACTCTGGACAAGTGAAGAATGGTTTTATTGACCAGAATGTTGGACATTTAAATAAATAATGAATTAATGACATGATTTCTCCAATCAGCTCGGAATTGTATAGAGCTTATCATTTTCTGTTGCATATATTTTAATGCTGTAATATAAATCCTCATCGCTAATCTCACCGGCACACCATGCCATACATCGGGTATGTAAGCCATTACCAATAGTCTCTTTCATATGACCCATCATATTACCGATCTCACCTTTTTTCCTGAGAACCTTTTGTTGACGTGCCTTAGCTTTATCTGTTTCAACTTTAATTGAAACACCTCTTGCCTTAGCATCCTTGAGTCGCCGAACTTGCTCAAATAACTGTTCTTTATCCCCTGTCTTGTGATACAGAGTATAAAGCTTTCGGATATTATCCTGGCTAATAATACCAACAGCTGCCTCCTGTTGAACTTCCTCCGGCAACCCAAGGAGCATGAAACGAACCTGAATCCAACCCCTCGACATACCAGTTTTAAGGCTTGCTTCGGTCTCGGGTACACCCAGGTCACGTAGACGTTTAATAGCTAATGCTTCTTGAAGAACATTCAAGTCCTTACGTTGAATATTCTCGGCTAAGTTAAAAGTTAATGCATCAATTTCATTGTCGATTTCGGAAATCAAGCAGGCTATTTCTTTGGCGTCGTTGACTTTGTGGGCCATGAACCGTCTAAACCCAGCCAAGAGCCTGTATGATTTACCAACCTCCATTCGCTGAGCGTTATCCAGACACATAACGCTGACTGGTTGGATAAGCCCGCGCTCAGCAATATCTTTTGAAAGGTCGACAACATCAATAGGAGCAATTTTACCACGGCAATTGAACTTTGAACTATCATCAATCTCTTCAAGTGGTATATAAGTAACTGCAAGTTGGTTCCCATTCATCCTATACCTCCCTTTTCTCCTCTTTCTTCTTAGTTTTGACTTCACCGTAAAAAAACTTTCCGCCAATAACACATACGTGTTGGTATTTATTATCTGCAAGTGTCTCAGTATGAATTTTACCACCACGCTTTACACAATCATCAAATTCTTTAGGCATAATTAATCCCCCAATTCTATAAGGTCTCGTTCCATAAGCTCAGCTTCGGCTTTCTCAAGCTGATGTTTCAAATCACCTAAAGTCATTGATTGCATATCCTTTTTCTTCATAACATTCTTTTTAACAACAATGTCAATAGGCATGTGGATTAAGTCTTTGATTGTTAATCCTCTATTTTCATCAATACCCGGACGATGGCCACGATCTTCCGATTGCATCCTTGCTTCTCCTTTAAAGCTATTGCTATAATATAACATTGTTGGAGAACCAGTAAATGTTAGAGCCATGCCACCTGCATCGGGATTTCCTACAATACAGACTTTAGAATATTTTCGTCGAAGGTCTTTGAAATCTTTATGAGAACGATCCATACAATCCAGAAACCTATCAGCATCAACTGGCTCACCTTTCTCTGTTGTTGCAATATAACCGCGTCCATCAATTTTTAAAGTTGACCAACCCTGTTGATGGGCAATACGTTCAAGGCGATCAACTGTAGCTTGAAATCCACCCCACACAATATACCTGCCTACATCATCATGTGAGTCTAATTCATCAATAAATGCTTGATCTTTTGGCGATCCTACTTCTTCTGTATAACGCTCCATGACAGGAACTTCTTTTTTACCGCCACACATAGGACAAGGAATGGTATGATCTCCGACTTTTGAAGAGTTAGTGATATCCGCAGAGGGTTGATCCCATACCTCGCCCTCAGGCACATCTCCCATAAGGGGTGCTTTCGTTTCACCTTTACCGTAACAGTTAGGGCATTGCTCTGTCCCCACTTGTCTTTCTTTATATTGAAATCCATCGCTTAATTCCCTTAATAAAAGTGACACTTGTGCACCACGAGCTGTGATTTTGCGAATCAGCCTGGCTGCACGAAGTGTTTCTGGCTTTGGCTTAACATGAAGTTCTTCGTACTGCTTCTCTGGTAAATCCATACAATCTTTTTTTAATAGAACAACTACCAGACCTTTCATCCGTTCATGGAGATAAGATACTTCATTAATTGAATTTTTAAATGGATGAACGTCAGCAGTATCAGCGTCACCAAATACAGAAAAAGCAGCATCGTGATTACCGTGATCTTTAACCTGCCCACACACGGCACATTTATTTTCATCATCCCACCATGTTACAATATGCGGATACATTCCACCAGTTATTGTTGATTCCCTTTGCTCAACAAGACACAATCTCTTTTTAAATTTTCCAATATCCCCCTCACGGATGAATCCTGGGCAAGCGATTTCACATTGATGCCACCAGTCAGTAGGCTCCTTAGGAGCTGGAGTTCCTGACATCTCAATGATATACCCTGAGCGACCATACTCTTTTCTAATTGCGTCAGCAAGGTGCATAGCTGCTTGGGATCGTTGTGCGGTTGGAGTTTTAATTTTTGAAGATTCATCGAATATAACCACTTTAGGCGTCGGGCGTTCATTAACCCAGGTACGTACCTCTTTAACCACTCCCTCGTACGTGAACATTCGAGGTCTGATTCTTGAATCCCATTTAAGTAACTCTCTTCCAACAGCTTTAACACCGGATCGTGGTCCAACGTACCAAGCTTCACGATTATCTCTAACAAATCCTTGTCCGTAAGCATATTCCATAACCTCAATTGCTGATAGTGATTTGCCGGTTCCCATCTCAGCTGCCCATATTCCATGGTTAACAGAGATACCGTGACGCACCATCAGAATTTGGTGATCATAGAGCGGACGATTAGACGTAAATTGTTTAATTTCAACGTCATAAGGAGCATAAGGGTCTTCCCCCCTAACATAAGCAAGTGCAAAAGCATTTCTGGGAGAGTCTTTAATACTCCAAATTTTTCTTGGATTTTCCTCATCGAATCCATGCCATCTATGCCCTTCCATGGTCTTAATTTCTGTCATAATTTTCTTATTGTACTTGAACTTAAACTCAATGCGACCATCTACATAAGTCATTTGTACAGGTACAAGATACTTACCAGTATTCCATTTAATCGTTTCCGATTTCACAAATCAATCCTCCTTCTCTGATAAAACTGGCATCCCATATCTAAATGCAACAATTGATGGGTTAACAAGAATCTGTTTCTTTCCTGACCACTCGGCACAGTAACGATCTTTCGTAGCATTAAAATACCATCCCATTTGATCAAAAGGATAATTTTTACTTAGATGCTCGACAATATCTATTGACTCAAAAAGGTAAATTAACCCATCATTAGATAACTGAGCAATCGTTGTGTCAGCAAACATTATGTTATGAAAATATTTATTTTTCATTAGTAATCCCTATCCCAATAATCGTCTTGTAAATCATGAATATGTTCCATTGCCATTTCTTCAAAAGCCGCTTCGATAGAGTAAGCTGCTTCTGAATCAGGATCAAAGAGACCAACCCTGCGCCTGCGCACATAGTGCGGGTATAGCTTTAGCTTACCCTCAGTTGCCATTTTAAATTTTCGATTATCTGCTATTGGATTTTTTGGAACTTTAATTAAGTTCTTAGACATAATTCACCTCTGCAATATAAATGTACCATCATCTTGTATAACACGACTATGCGTTTCCCACACGTCTTTAAAACCTAAATTATCAAACCATATAAGAATGATTTGAAAAATCTGACGAATTTCAATAGGTCGGTGTAGTTGTAACGCATTTATGATTGCCGTGTACCAGATGGACATTTTTGCAGAGATAATTACGAGGTAGGTTTTCTTAGCCTTTTTTACAATATAATCTAAGGTCGGGAGGGTCTGGAGTAATTCTAATAATGCATCGTGATCCAACTCAGCTATAAATGATACTTGCATATGGTCAAAAGTATTATTGAGGAAAACTCCATCCCTCAATTGATCCAATGGCCGATTTTCAAAATCAAGTGTAGCTAAGTAAGCTGCAGGTGTTTCTAATTTTATAACAGTAGACCCTAAGGCTCTTGCTGGATTGAACCCAAGAACTTCCTCTACAAATTTTATATATGTATGCCACTCAACCTGCGTAATTGCGAGTGGTCTTATTTTATATTCTGCCATCTGGTTTCCTTAAGATAAAGTGGGGGTTTTCACCCCCACTTCACTCAACAGTTATCGGGCGCGTTTATCCTTATCCTCTTCATCAGGAGCTTTCTCAACTTCTGACTTCGGAGGATGGGTAAATTTCTCCCATTGTTCCAGAATTACATCCTTACCTGGAACATCAAATACGGATGCACACTTTTCAATAACAGGAGAATACCACGTGTACTGGGTTGTTGAAATCTTTTTGGACTTCAACGTACCGGCCTTCTTCAACAACGCCCGAACAGAAGTAGCCTCACGACGTGAGGATTTGGAACCCATAAAAAAGGTTGCAAATTCTTCGGCCTTTGGTATCCAAACAAGAAACTCCGGCCCATACATACAGCCAGTGTCTTTCTTTGCTGATTCAGCTTGAATCCGAATAAAATTATCATCGTCCGGATCATAGACAGCAAGGATTTGTTCGTCAATTTCGATGGCCTTCGGTCGCCACTCAATCAACAATATATCGACTTCTTTTCCCAAATCAGCATAGTTTTGATCCCGAACTAAAGCATAATGATTCATCGGGAACTTATCATCTTTAACCATTTCAGAATTAGAAGTCATGAGTTGTAAGCGTGGCAAGTAGTCGCCGGATTGGGTTGTCTTTTTAAAGACGTCGTCCCGAGCTGTATCGGGAACGCCACCCTTTGGTAATGTAACAAGGTCTTTTTCCGCCATAATGATAATGTCCTTTCTTCTATGTTAATGAATCGGTTAATGATTGGAGGACTATTTTTCAGCGTCGTCCTCGGTTGCTTCTCCCTCGCCCTCAGTTGCAGCGTCTTCTGTCTGATTTTCCGAATCAGCTCCTTTTTTCTTCTCATCAGGTTTTTTGTCCAGATCAGGAAAAGGAAGCTCTTTGCCTTCAGCTTCGGCTTCAGCATTAGCCGCTTTCTTGGCAGCGTAATCAGCTTTGGCATCAGCCTTTTCTTTGGCAGCTTTGGCGCGTTTGAGAGTAGCGGCCTTTTTGGCTTCTTCCTTTTTCTTCATACGCTCTTCATACTCGGCCTTTTGAACCTCAACACTGTTGGGATCAAGATGAAGAATCCATTGGATTGCCAATTCAAAAGCATCCACAGGTTTCTTGGTGCCGGTCTCTTTGATGAGTGCCGGTCCGATTTCCGGATTATCCAATTCCAGCTTGACGTCTTTCATCTTACGCATATGGGCAACGGGCTGGAACTCGGCTTTTGTTGCATCCTGACCTTTGCGATTAGCTTCACGAATTTCCTTCACGCGCGAATTGACCGCAGGCACAAACTCATCCGGCGGTTGGGTTATGGCGCGATCAACAAATGCGGCCTGTTCGTCAACCGGAAGCTTGGCCAGGGCATAGGCGTTGGCCAAACCAATTTTGCCTTCATTGATGAGGGTGACGATTTCTTCATTGTCGATCTTGGTGAGGGATAAACGCTGTTGAATCCACTGAGGGGATTTGCCAAGTTTTGAAGCAAGTTCGGCTTCGGTCATAAGGGGATTACGGGCAAGAATACGTTTCAGTTGTTGTGTGTATTCTGCCGGACGAGTTTCGACTTTGTGGATGTTTGCCATGATCTGCGCTTCGAGAACCAGATCGTCATTTAAATCCACAACGTCAACATTGATTTCCGAAATCCCTGCATCCTTTGCGGCTGCGAAGCGATGAAGACCATCAATCAATTCGTAATACTCTTCCTCGCTCTCCGGGTCTTTCTGCGGGCGTACCGTAATTGCACCCATAAAACCCCTCTGTTGCATTGACGCAACCAAACCCAGATAGTCTTCGCTTTCCCGATTAACGGTACGAAGTGCTACTGGGTTTTCCCTGATTTCGGAAATCTGGACTGCTTTTAATTCTCCCATGCTGACTACCTCCTTCTGTTGATTTTGGGAATCATAGTGAGTAGTTACAAAAATCAAATCATGACTCCCGTGTGTGATTTGATTTTTAAAAACCATCTATTAGATACAACATACCTATAATTATATACGTTTTTTTAACATTTTTGTAAAGTAAAAAATTATTTGTAATAATATCAGATACTTACAAGTGTTTTGCTGGCCGTTTTTTAATCGCTCTATATAATAAGGTATAAATTTTTATTTAATTATACCAGTAACTTATAAACAGTTAGAATATAATCAGTAACATATTGAATTTATTACATATATTTTTCACTTTACAAAAAACAGTAAAAAACGTATATAATTATAGGTACATACAATCTATTTTATTCTGATTTGATTTCGGTAACTGTAGTAATTAAAATCAAATCAATAATTCTTGACTGATTTTCAAAATCAATGGAACAAGGTTATGGTAACTAAGTCAGAAGCTATTGGAAAATTCCTCAAAATAAAGACGCACGATGATTTGGCAAATCTGTATGGTTTGAATATGGAGTGTCAATGCAACGTAGCGCAGGATGGTGGAGAGCGTGTTGAAGGCGAATATAAGGGTCGTCGATGGCACGGATGGACGGATGGGCTTTCCACCTGGAAGTCTTTTCGTATTCCTTTTCAAGCCTACAAAGACCCATACTATCACGATACAGAATTGAAGTGGGATTTGGAAAATCATGTTGAAGCTATTGGCATGACTGGTTGGGATTGGTATGATCGTGTTAGTAAATGGGTTGCTTTTGACTTTGATGCTCTTATCGGGCATTCGGATAAACATACTCATAAATTAACAGAAGAGGAATTGGGTGATGTTGAGACGACTGCTAAAGAAATTCCTTGGGTTTCAGTTAGGAAAAGTACCAGTGGGAAAGGTCTTCATCTATATGTTTTGCTCGATAGTGTACCTACTGATAACCATCATGAGCACGCGGCTCTTGGTCGTTCTATTCTTGGAATGATGTCGGCTCTTACAGGCTTTGATTTTGAAAATCGAGTCGATATATGCGGTGGCAATATGTGGGTCTGGCATCGCAAGATGGAAGGAACTGATGGATTAAGACTTATTAAACAAGGTACAATTCTTAAAGAAGTTCCAAAGCATTGGAAAGATCATGTTAAAGTTATCACAGGACGTCGGCGAAAGAATTTACCACAAGACATTGAGAAAGCTGGAGTTGCCGATACCTTTGAAGAATTAGCAGGACAATATCCTCGGATACCACTTAACGAAGATCATAAACAATTAATTAATTTTCTTCAAGAAGCTAATGCTTATTGGTGGTGGGATCAAGACAACCATGCCTTAGTTGCTCATACTGCATGGTTAGATAAAGCTCACAAAGAATTATCTCTTAAAGGTTTTTTTAAAACAAATTCACCTGGAACAGACCTCAATGAACAAAATTGTTTTTGCTTCCCCATGCGTGGAGGTGCATGGGTTGTTAGACGCTTTAGTCTGGGTGTACGAGAAGATGATTCTTGGGATCAAGACGGATCAGGTTGGACAAGATGCTATTTAAACAAAGAGCCAACCTTAGAGATTGCTTGCCGAGCGTATGGTGGCATTGAAGACCCATCTGGTGGATTTGTGTTTCGTGAAGCTGAAATGGCTATGAAAGCTTCCGCTCTCATGGGTGTACAGCTAAATGTAGGCACACCTCTAATGGGTCGTGAAACAATATTGAAACAGCATAAGGACGGTAGGCTTGTTGCCGAAGTAGAATATAAAGCCACAGATCGTGGCGAAGAAATGTATGGTTGGCTTCCGAAAAAAGGTAAAATATGGACTAAGGTGTATAATGTAAATACAGCTTCGCCAACTGAAACAGAACACGCTAATTATGATGATTTGGTAAGACATATTGTAACCAGTCAAGATGAAGATTATGGCTGGATGATTAGAACAGACAACCGTTGGCGTGTAGAACCTATGTCACATATACGTGTTGCATTAGCTGCGCTTGGACTCCCGAATAAAGAGATTACAGGAGTTTTAGGTGCATCCATATTTAAATGTTGGATGATTGTAAATAAGCCGTTTCAATCAGAGTACCCAGGTGATCGTCAATGGAACCGCAATGCTGCGAAATTCAGATACCTTCCAAGTACTGATTTGGAAAATCTGAGTTTTCCTCATTGGAAAAAGGTTCTTGATCACTGTGGCTCAGGATTGAATGATGCAGTTAAGAGAAATAGTTGGTGTCGAGCCAATGGTGTTCTTACTGGCGGTGAGTATTTAATGTGTTGGGTTGCATCTTTATTTAAAGAACCTGGAGAACCTCTACCTTATTTATTTTTGTATAGCCAACAACAAGGTACAGGTAAATCCATATTACATGAAGCATTATCAACATTGTTGACTAAAGGATACCAACGCGCAGACGCTGCATTAATTAGCCAAGCAGGATTTAATGCGGAACTTGAAGGTGCAATCATTTGTGTTGTTGAGGAAACTGATTTACGGAAAAACAATACCGCATATAATAGGATCAAAGATTGGGTTACCAGCCGAGACTTATTAATTCATTGTAAAGGTAAAACTCCGTATCATATTCCGAACACAACACACTGGATTCAATGTTCCAATAATCATCAGGCTTGTCCTATTTTTCCAGGCGACACGCGGATAACCATGTCATATGTTGAGCCAATCGACCCTATGGAATTGATTCCAAAAAAGAGATTAATGCCTCTTTTAGAAAAGGAAGCAAGTGACTTTCTTGGAGCTATAATTAATCTGGAGTTACCGCCATCGAATGACAGGTTAAATGTTCCTGTCGTCGAAACTGCAGATAAACAAATGTTGCAAAAATTAAATGAGACCCCGCTTGAAAGATTTCTTTCAGATGAATTAGTTCCATGCTCAGGCAATATGATTAAATTTAGCGAATTTTATGCTCGTTTTATGGATTGGTTAGACCCCGAAGATAAACGTAATTGGAGCAAGATTCGGGTAGGACGGGAATTATCAACACAATATCCAAGAGCCAGACAGCGTGGAACAGGCCAGTTTCATATTGCAAATATTCGTTGGAAGGAAGATGAGATTGAATCTCGGTCAAAGTTAATTATGCAAGATGGCTATTTGGAGCATGAAAATGAAAACGATTAAGGAAACTCTTGATAACTTAAAAGATCACGAAAGACAACAACTCATGTATGGGTTTGAACATGAGTTCGCGCAATACGTGTGTCTTAACAATGGGACATTTATTGGCGTAAATGTCGAAAATATTCAACATTTAGAAATTAAAGAAAAAGCTGGAGTTTGGGCAGTAGGTGTCAACCATGGAAAGGACTGTAATGATAGCGGTTGACTATGCCCATGCTTGTGATAGAGGTATCATAAAAAATGTAATAAAGAATTGGCTTCGGGACTCAACTCTCCCTTGGAAAACTCGCAGTAATATCCTTACTGATTGGAGAAATCAACGATGCTTGCTAAATTTAAGAACAATCGACCGGATAGATCGGTCACACCACAATTTAGCATACGTTCAAAAATATTTATCGGACGTATTATTCAAATTATGATC